GGGGCGGACAGCTCGCGCGCCGCCAGGAGGCGAGGCAGGAGACGGGAGACGATGCGCTCGACGTCCGGCTCGCTGAGGCCGGGAACGGGCGCAGGAGCCGAGCGCTGGGCGAGGGCCTCCTGGTTGGCAGGCACCGCGACGACGGAGATCTCCAGCAGCTCGTTGTCGTAATAGGCGTAGCCGTAGGGGTTCTCCTTCCCGTCGGCGTAGTAGGGGTCGTCGGCGGGGAACTCGCTGCGGCGGGTGGCGCGGCCGGGGATGAAGCCGACGGAGACCGCCGACAGCAGGCCGTCCTTGACCTTCTGGCCGATGCGCTTGCTCCGCTCGTCAGAACCCCACTTCACATCGACGATGAGCGCGCCGTCGCGCACCTCGACAGCAGCAGCGCGCCCGACGGTGCTCTCAGCGCTGTAGTCATGGTCGATCTGGATCACCGGGTTGAGCTTGTAGCCGTCGAGCTTCCAGGAGGCCTGATCCACCACATCACCGTAGCGGTCAGACGCGGCGGTGCTGGCGATGAACGTCGCGCCATCGTCGGTCGGCGGGGTCGCCCGCTCCACAAGAAAGAGCCTTCTGACCACGTTCACGCTGACTCCTTCACCACCGGAACGATGGTGCACCGGCAATTCACGCACATCCCCGGAGCCGAGAACTCACCCGGCCCCGAACCCTTCGCGCCCACATGATCCCCGCCGCCGACCGGCACCACGAACATCTCGCCCAGGTCCACTTCCTGCCCGTCGAGCGCCCGGTGAGCCTCGCGCGTCGAGCCATCGCGGGCAGCCAGCCAGCGGCGGCGGATCGTGGTGGCGCTGGCCTCTCCGGCCGCGCGCCAGGCCGCTGTCGAGCTGGTGGCCGCCGCCCGCGTGGTCTCGGTGCGGGCGATGGCGAGGCTGCGGGCGGGGCCGAACGCGGTCGCGTCCATGATGCGCCCCTGGAGATCGCCGATGGTCGCGCCGCCGGCCAGCCCGTCTGCGAGGATCGCCAGGATGGCATCCCCGGTGGCGAGGTTGATCTGCCCGACCGCCCGGCTGAGCAGGCTCTCCGCCAGCGCGTCGGCGGCGGCCTTGTCGAGCGTCGCGCCGACCTCGCGCGCAGCCCGGCCCCAGGCGACCCGGACGGCCCGCTGCATCGCGTTGCGGGCGATCTCCGCCAGCAGGCTCCGCACGCTGTCAGGGAAGATGGTCGCCAGCACCACGTCGAGGACGTCGCGGCGCAGGCTGCGGGCCTCCAGGGAGGACAGCCGCTCTGCGATCACCTCTGACTGCCGCTTCAGGGCGCGGCGCATCGACAGCGCCAGCTCCTTCTCGCTCGGCTCGTGCACCTCATCGACCCAGCCGCGCCACACCGCCACCAGCCCGGCCTCGCGCGCCTTCTCCGCATCCTGCCCGTCCAGATCGGCCTTCAGGGTCTCGATCAGGGACTTCATCTTGTCCCAGCCGAGTTGCCCGATGACGCCCCACTTCATCCAGGCGACGACGCCGCCGATGTTCGAGAGCGTCGGCGACTCCGGGGAGGGCCCGGTGAAGGCGTCGCCGTTGTCGAAGTGGCGGGCGGCCCATGCCTCGCGCTCCATCACCCAGTCGAGGACCGCCTTGGAGCGGTCGCCGCCCTGGTACTTCGTCCAGTACTCGAACGCTTCGCCGCCCCGCTCGGTTCCGCCCGCGCTCCAGATCTCCGGGTACTCTCCCTGGAGCGCCGCGACATAGGCATGCGGCGGGCGGGCGTAGGCGCTGTCGTCGAGGTCGGGCGCGTCCGGGTCGATGGCGCGAGCTGCGCCGCCCAGCCACAGCTCCAGGGAGGGAGAGGCGGCCCGCATCGACAGCACGCGGCCACGCTCACCGACAGCGAGGGACTGCGCCTGCGGCTGCTCATCTGCCGTCTGCACGGGGGCGTCGTCGAAGCCCTCATAGGCGGCGGCTGCGGCAGGATCCGCACCGAGCAGCACCCAGGTCGATACGCGGTCGAGGCGGGCGGTACGCGCCTCCTGCAGCGCGTCCACGCCGCTGAAGTCGTGTCGGACGCTCAACGACGGGTCGAGCCGCTTGGCGATCCGCGTCAGCCCGGCGTCGATCTGGCGCGCGAGTCCCTGGAGCCGGTGCCAGTAGATGTTCGACTGCTCGCGGGCCGTCGCGTAGTTGGCGCTGGGCAGCCCGACCCGGGTGGGCGGCACGCCGAACGCAGCCAGCACGGTCTCGCGCGTCAGGGCGCGGGCCTCGCTGAACTCCAGGTCACGCGGCGTGAAGGATGGGAATTCCACCTTCGTGCCTGAAGACAGCACCATCGCGGGGCGGTTCTCGCTGACGATCCGGCCATAGGCGTTGGCGATCTCCTCGCGCACCTCCTTGGGCCACATGTCGCCCTCGGCTGACGGGCTGAACACCGCCGACGGGCGGCCTTGCCGGGCAGTCGTCGCGGCCAGGCGCGCGGCGTTGAGGTCGGCGTTGAGGTCGGCGGTGAGCGCGCGAATCAGCCCCTCTCCGAGCAGTCCCTGGGGTCCGTACTGCCAAGCGGTGAGCCGCCAGTGGATCACGAGATCCACGTCGTAGCCGACAGCCGCGCCGCCGGGGGGGCTGTACTCGTAGCCGGCGGGGCCACCGAACGCGCCCGGCACGACGCGGGTGAGCTCGGGATGGAGCAGCGGCAGGCTGTCCGGCAGCCGCCCGGCCTGCCCGACCATCAGCGCGAAGGCGTTGCCGGGGAGCAGCAGGTGGGCGATCAGCGTCGCCGTCCACTCGCTCCGGGTCTGCCAGGAGGTCGGGCGCTCCAGGAGGGCGCGCAGGGCGGGGATTTCTACCACCTCCGACGCCTCCCCATCCCCCCGCACGATCCGCACCGGCAGCCCGGCCAGATCGGTGCTGATGGCATCGACGCAGGCACGCACCCACGGGAATTGCGCGAACGCCGTCAGGCTGGCGTGTACGCCGAAGTCGGGGGCGGTCGGCTGGCCCACACCGGCACCGGCAGGCGGAGGCTTCGGTGCCTCCTCCATCAGCCCGGCGGCGCGTAGTATCGAGGTGAACCAGCCCATCTGTACAGAATATGGGGTGCTGGTGGCGGCGCAACGGTCAAATAGGTCAGGATGCCCCGGCACCCCGGACGCGCTTCAGCCAGAGGCACAGGTAGCGCAGCGCGTCGAGGCTGTGGTTGTCCTTGTCCACCGGCACCTCGCGCACCTTATCCGCCCACCGGTAGCCCTCCATCTCCCGGATCAGGTCGGTGCAGCACTCGTGCACCACCAGGCCGGGCCTGCCCTCCGCGTCCGGCTCCAGCAGCTCAGCCACCGCGTTGACGCCCTCGCGTATGTCCTTGGGCGAGGCGGCCGTCGCGATCCCGCACTCCGCCGCCAGCGTCCGGCGCTGGTCCAGCCCGGCGCTGTCCGCCACCGTTGCCTCGACGACCTCGGCACCGGTCAGCCGCTTGACCTCCAGCCCGTTCTGCCCGGTGGTGTACTGCGTCCGGTAGAAACACCGGTAGATGTGCAGCAGACCCGACGACGGATCGCGCGCCGCCCACAGGCAGCAGAACGGATCGCGCACCCCGAAGTCGATGGAGCGCCACCTGCGCCACTCGGCTGGCAGCGCTGCCGCCGCGACGACATGCAGATCACGCCGCCACTGTGGCCAGACGCGCCCTTCGAGTTGCACCCACTCGCCGCGCTCTCTCGCTGCGCGCTCACCAGGGCCGAACTGGCTGAGCAGCTCGCGCAGTACATCGGGAGAGACGTATGGGTTGTCGATGCCGTAGATCTGGGTAGCTGCGACCGACGCCGACGGCACCTTGACGTACCGCTCGTAGACCCAGGTCAGCCCCTTCAGACCAGGGGTGAACGTGATCAGCGCGCGGGCGTCGTAGTCCGCCAGCCGCATCAGCAGCTCGTTCCAGGCGGGCTCGTCGCCCGGCTCTTCGTCAATCCACGCGCCGTGGATCGCGTCCCCCTGGAAGCCCTCGCGCCCCTGCGCCCAGGCCTTGCAGACGATCTTGCCGCCGTTCGGCAGCACCGCCTCCGCCTCGTTCTCCGCTGTCCAGTTGCGGCAGCGGGTTCCGGCCGGGAGGTAGCGATCGAGCTTGTCGCGGACGTACCGGCGGCTGTCGGGGAAGGTCAGCGAGACCGCCCAGACCATGCCCGGCCCCGGCTGGATGTGGCGACCGTCGAGGCCGTTGGCTTCGAGCCATGCGCGGGTGTGCGGGTGATCCCGACCGAGCGCATGCGCGACTGCCCACTGTGCGCCCAGGTCGGTCTTCCCGGCCCTGTTGCCGCCGTTGACCATCGTGATGCGGCGGCCGCTCAGCGCGAGCTGCGCCGCCCGTCGCTGGCTGGTGCGCGGCAGCTCCCGATCCCACAGCCGCGCGTGCGCCAGCGGAGCAGCCCGGCGCGCATCCCGGCGGGCTCGCGCCCTCGATGCGACAGTCTCGCGCCCGCCGCTCACCGCCGCGACTCTGCGCGCACCGCGACAGCCAGATCCATCAGCCCGCGCTCTTCGAGGATGAGGGCAGCCTCCTGAAGAATCAGCCGCGCATCTGCCCCGGCGTCGGGCGCGATACGGGCGGTCACCTCGCGCCGCTCGCCCGGCTCCAGGCCGGAGATCCTCGCCAGGATCATCTCGCTCGCCTTCAGCCGGTCTCTGTCCGCCGTCGCCGTGCGCCCGCATTTATCGCAGGCGGGCGCACCGCGCAGCACACCGAGCACGGCGCCGATGGCCTCCCCGGCAGCGCCCACGAGCTGCCCGGCAGCCTCTCCGGTGATCTGGTCACGGATACGCTGTATTTCTGACTGGACTTCTTCAGAGGTATCCCATATTTTTACAGTATCCTGCGCCGCCTTGTAGTGCTTCGACAGAGCAGCGAGGCTCTCCCCCACAGCCCTCCGGCTGGCAAAGTCGGCGGGGATTCTCCTCACCTCTGTCCTTCTCTGTCCTTCTCTTTCCTGAGCCGGCGTACCGCCCCCGTCACCGCCGCCAGCGTGGACTCGCGAGGGCCATCC